CAGTTCTGCAATCTCCTTCGTCTTTCTCCCTGTCGCAATGCTCCGAATGTAACTTTCCATTCCTTCCGGATATTTGGAAGAGTACCCCTTCGGAAACCCGCCGTTAGTTCCGCTCTTTATGCCGTACCGGTTCTTCGCATTCTTTATCACTGCATCGGAAAACACTATTTCGTACTTCTTATCGAACCCCTGCTGATTTATCAGCTCTGTAACCTGTTTCGTGGTTCTGCCTGGAACATTCTCACGCAGCCAGGCAATTACTTCTTCGGGCCAGCCTCTCATTTACGGTTTGCCCCCCCCGCATGAACTTCGAGCATTTCCGGAACCGCTTTCTGTCTTTCGTACCCATACTCGTCCATGTGTTTCATCGCCTTGTACTGCAGCTCTCCGTTTTTGATGATCTGCTCGCTAATGTCGCATATAGCATCGGTTCTCTTTAACTCGCTTTCCAGCTCTTCTCCTGTCAGATCATCGTCTCCCAACTTTTCCAGCTGAGCGAACAGGTGGTTATTCAAATCTCCTAATGTATTCTTCATATCTTGCCTCCTAATCGCATCCGTGGCATTCTTCGCAACTTCTTCTCTGCCACAATCCTTCATCATCCTTGTATAAGCATTCGCTCTCGCCCCAACACTCCACGTATGTTTCATAGGCTTCGTTACTGCACATATCGCAATAGTCTCCCTCAACGATTTTTCCGCCTCTGTAAACTCTGTAGCCGTCGTTGCTTCCCATATCTTCATCCGCCCACCAATGTTCTATTGTGGCTTCCGGGTACATTTCCGACAATTTGAGCATGATCGGTTCCGGGTTGCTCCAGGCTGTCTCAAATTCTATCGTATCCTCATCCCTCTGTTCGTTGCTATATGCGTTCCACTTCGTACCCCAGTATTTTGTACACCAGTCGTACCATGTGGTACAGCCGTATTTTTCATAATTTTCAATGTATGTCTTGCCTTTTTCGTACATCTCTATCTTTTTTGCCTCAGTCTCCTTGTAGGCTTTCGTCATAGCCCTGTTGAAGATTTCTCTGAGCCAATCTTCCTGCTTTGAAAACAGATTGCCAATTATTCCTTTTGCCGTTTTCATTTTTTCTGCATCGAGACACCCTACTGGAATTGTGCATTTTTCTGTCAAATAGTACATTGCGCATTCATCTGTCATGGAGCCACTTTCGATATTCAAGCTCTCCGGCATAAGAATAATTTTATTAAAATCAAAGCGTCTCTTTCCATCTTCCTCTACAAATAATGGCAGGTTTGTAATTCCTTCCATTTTCACTACATTCTTTACATGATTTGGCATAATCTTATCCTCCTAAATTTAATTCCAGTCGCTCGCAATTTCTACGACCGTTCTCTCCAAAATTTTGAACTTCTCCGGATCAATCCAGCTCGGTATCTCTCCGTTTCTTACTCTTTCCTGGTACCGGTTCAAACACAACTGCTTTACTGGTACTGGCCTGCCTATCTGAACAAACATACCTCTCTGCTTGTCCCAGGCAAATGCTCCGTACTCCACATTTTCAACTGCAGCTTTCATAACCTCTATTGCCGCATCCAGTGCTTCCAGTTCCATAGGACCAGGTGGCGCCTCTTCGATGTTCCGGATATTATGCAGGTATGTTTCCAATACCGCCGCATTTTCTCTGAATGTCATAATTACTCCTTTCGCCTATACGTACTCTCCTGTGGTTGATTCAATCGTATAGTTGCCTCTGCCAAATTCTTCATCTCCATACTCTTGTGCATCCGAGTATGTCGGAAAATCCTGTGGCATTTCTCCTTCTTGCTTTGAAAATACTGTGTATATCATCCGTCGCCTCCTATCAAAAAATTTCTTTCAATTCATAGCTCTTAACTACTTTCCCTATCTGTCCTTTGATTCTCAGTTCCTCCATCTTTCTTTCAGCGAGTTTCTCCGTGTCAAACATCATTGCCTCGTTTATCTTTACTGTGTATCCGTAGTCCATCTTGAAACTGTACCTCCGGCCAACATATTTCTTTCTTCCATCTCTCATTGTGATAATGACAAACTTCTCTATGCTTGCCTGCGTTCTCATGTACTCCATTGGTTTCTCCTTCCTACAGATACGAACATCCATATCTCTTCCGGAAGGTTTCTCTACCTCCCTTGTGGATAATCTGTTTTACTTCGCCTTCCTCCCTGCCTTCATCGATAATCCTTGCAAATTCATCTGCCTTCTGCAAGGCGTATTCTTTTTCCCAGGCCAGCTGTCCGATTATCTTTGACATTCTCTCTGCCATTGGGTTTCCGTGTATTCTCATTAGGATTTCTCCCATATTGTGACAGTTGTTGCATACCGGCACTTTCAATCCATCCTTCTCGCTCAGTTCTCTACCGGCGGTACCGAACACCAAATGATGCTCAGCTTCCGACGGTCTGCCGCAGATGAAACAGATTTCCGGATAGTCTGTCACTATTCCTTTACTCACCGCTTGCACCTACTTTCTGTTTCCAACTCCAATGATTACCAAGAACGCAAATACCACTAATGCTGCCATAGTCTCGCCTCCTTAACCAAAAACCACTGTTCCGAATAGTGCGTACTGGATGATCGCATCACACACGATTGCGTCTGCATTGCAGGTGTCGAATCTGATCTTGCCATCCATCTGCTCTAAGCAGTTGCAGCCAACCGGTGTAATCGCCCACAGCTCTACTCCTTTCTTGAACTTCTCCAAGTCCAGCTCGTAATACTCTGTCTCGTCCTTATCGAACGGTTCCGGCAGGTGTAATCTCAGTTTTCCGCCTCTTGCGATCTGCTCGCTTCCATATTCTCCGAGATAATCGCCTACAACCTTTGCCTCATCACACCAGTAAGTGATGCCACCCTCCAATGCTCCGCACATAATGTCGTCAATATCTTCCTGGGTAAGTACGATTTCCAATGTTACACTTACCGTTACCTGTTTTTCTTTCTCTTTGCTGCCCATGACTCGCTCTCCTTCTTTTTTATCGCTTTTTCTATCTCTCCGAGTTTTTCATCACTAAGAAACTTAAAATTCACGCCTGCGTCTGTAAACGCTGTAAAAATGCTATCCTGCACCGCCTTGACTGTCGCCCAGTCCGGTTCATCGTCCTGCGTTCTGATACCGAACTGAACCATGTAGTCCTCGATCACGTGCCACAACTCATATTCCAGCTCGTCCATACATCCGAGTGCCGATACGTCCACGACCGCCGGTGCTGTTATTTTCTTTCCGTCTGCCAGTTCCAGGTCTACTGTGTCAATCTCTTCTCCGAACTCACCGCCTTTCTTGTGGTGTGCCAGGATGTCGCCTGCAAAGTCATAGCCTCTGTCGATCATAGCCTCGCTGTTGTCGTCGTACAGTCTGAAACATCCGGCCAGTTCGCCCTTCTCGTGTCTCTGCAGAACTTCTTCCCAGGTCAGCTTTCGCATTCCCAACCAGGTGTAACCCATTATTCATCGCCTCCTTCATAATCTGCCCCGCAATACGGACACTTCGTTACTCCGTAGCAGTTAAACATCTTTCCGCATTCTTTGCAGGTATCTAACTCTCCATTTCTCTGCCAATCTTCCAGCAAGCTACTTACGTGCTGCCAGTCCAGTGCCTCGAAAACTTCCTCTGCCAAATCGTCCTGCTGGTTGCACTCCTGCAGGATGCTGTTTCTCGTGTACACCGTATCGGATAATTCCGGGATGTAACACGGATCATCCGGTCTGTGGTAAAACGCATCTTCGTCTTTGAAGATATGTCCCTGTCCGTAGAACTCACGGACGATCTTCTCGCCTTCTCTGTTTTCATCCGGCGGCGTGTAACTGCCAACCAGTACCGGGATGTTTACTTTCTGCAAGGCCTGCGACAGTTCCAATATCATGCCGTCAATGGCTTCTGCGTCCTTTACAAGCTCTCTTGCGGAAGGAACTCCGCTCGTTCCGCTTCGCTTGGCTTCTATCCACATTTCAATATGCTCGTCGATGTCGAAATCTTCGTAGTAGGATTCCAGGCTGTCCTTGAAACTGTCCGCCTGGTTCTCTTCATCAAAATCAATCGTCATTGAGAAATCTTCGCCTGCAGGTGACGACTGCCCGATTTCAACATAGGTTCTTCTGTTGTCCGGCTCAATGTATGCTTCCCAGTTCCACCCCATTTCTTCTGCCTTGTCGAGAAGCATTTTTAAGCCTCTCGATATGTCCTTGTATTCTTCCATATCCTTATTCCTCCGCATCTGCGTAGTACGCATCAAATGCAATACCGGCATTTACCAGTTTATCTTCCAGGTAATTACCGTAGCACCAACCGTCTCCATCCTCCCAAAAACTGTCCCAGGCTTTCTCTAATACCTCTCTCGCCTTCTCTTCATCATCTTTGCTTACAACAAACACGCAATCCATCCAGTCATTTAACTGTGACTGCACTCTGATTACGCTTTCCTTTAATACTTCCACACCAATATTCATCGTGCCTGCTCCTTTCTCAGATGTAGTAGCAACTGAAATTCCAGTGATGCCCGAACTCATAGTACAGACCGTATCTCTCGAATATCTTGTCAAATTCTCTTCTGACCGAAGGAAGGATGCCGTAGTACAGCATCTCGCATACCGGTCCTTCAAAACTCATGCTGAGAAT